CTCAGCGCTAAACCTCTTTCTGGCCAAACGGCCCACCACCGCTGATAAGGCGGATAACCGCTACCGGGGATATCACCCCCCGGTATGGATGCAAGTGTTAGCTGTAGCTGACGCGACCAAATCGATACCCCGCGATTGCTCTACGGGGGACCAAACCGGCGGAGACAGGCGAGCGGTGCTCGCGCAGCTCCTCCGTGTTGTCGGCCCAGATTGCCAGGCCGACACGATGCAACCTCTTGGGGAATTGGAGAACCCCAGAGGGATTACGCACGGCATACAGCATTACAGCCAGTTGGGTGCCTGCGCTGAATCTCCTGAGTGGTATCCGCTTTGCAACCGGACGCCAAACTCTGAAGTAGCGCTGGCTTGACCTGATGACGTAGTTCCATTGATACTCGGGACTGCAAATCACCAGATCACCCAACTCCGCAGGACCTCGACAACTGCGGATACCACTAGGCAGTCTACCGATGCTGAAGAATCTAGCTCGGAAAACCCGGTCGGAACGCAGATGGCTGAGAGGCCACCGACGATAAAGACCGTTAGCCACAGCAATCCAGTCACTAGGCTCATTGGGAAACTCCTTCATGTAGTAGGGTCGAACATCAACCCCCATGAAGTAGTCCCCGCCGCACGACTCTCGGAACGCTGATGTGGTAAATGTCTTCCGCTCATTGGTTGTGAAACCAAGGAATCTTAGAGCGGAAATCACGTTGTTCGCATGCTCAGTGGGGACGATTATGTCATCCCCATAGACGTACGACTCGTGACCTATGAGCCCACCTCCAACCGCCGTGATGACAGCGGCGAAGATGAGTGTTTCGAGCTCGAACGTGAACCCGTTACCCATAGAACTGAACTTCTCCAACCTGACCCACTTGCCGTTGAGGCGGGTGGCGGGGGATCGGAGAGATTCGAGGAGGTCATACCAATCACCTGACTTTCGCAAAGCGAGCTTCACTAAGTTTCGGCAGACGGTATCACTTGCTGATTTAAGGTCAATTGTCGCATGGTTACCAGTTAAGGAGGCCTGCATAGCTAGCTGCTGGTGCAAACCCTGACCCCTTTCGAGGTCAATCCCAATGCGTGCGAGCCTTCGACGGATCACTCCGCCAACGGCAAGCTGCAGATACACCATCCCGCCACCCTCGATTGCAATACCACGTTTGATCGTGGCGTCTTTATCAACAGTGACGAAACGGTTTCCCCGCAAACTATCATTAATCGCGGACCCGTTAGTATCCGACATCCACGCCCTACCCCAGGCGCAAGGCCAAAAGTAGTGCTCGAACAGAGCTTTAGCAGCGGGTGTCACGGAAGGTCGAAGTTGTAGTTTATCACCAAGTGTCAAGTTGCGACTATGCTTGGCACCCTGCGACTCAAACACTGCACCAGGACCGAAGGCCCCATCCAGATGTCGCGGGACGGGACCTAACCAGCTCGCTACAATATTTTGCAGCCTATCGAGAAACTCAGCGATGGCCGTACCACGAGGTCCGTCGTAAACGGGAAACTCGAGATAATTGGCGAGTCGATCATTGGTCTTTTTGCACTGGGCTTCTGCAGCCCACCATGCCTCTAACGCTGCCTGCTCCGGGTCAGCCTTCAGCTTGATGTCCTTGCATTTCCGAAGAAACTCGGTCGCTTGGTAGTCTCGCTTCAGCTGGTTCGCCGAAAAGGGGTTGTCGAGGTATGTGCGTGGATCAACCTTCAAGTTAACAAGTTGATCCCACTCCCCTGCCATGGCCAGAAGATACACGGTCAAGGAACGAGGAGTGTTGAGTCCCACCATAAGCTTGGTGGTCAGCTCCCGGACGTCTGCGGGGAGCTGGAATGACGCGGTCGTTGCCATGGAATTGCTCCTATGTGGCGAGAGGCTTCAGGTGGCTGCGTAGCCTTCTTCAAGCTGCGCGCGAACCAGCGCGGCGACCAGGAGGTTGCCGAACTGATAAACCGCCTCTTTCACGATCGCAGCATCGATCGTCGTGGGCAGGGTGCCCTCGAACGAGAGGGGCACGGTCGCCGTCTGGGTCTCGATGCCGCCGACCGTTGCAACGGCCGGGAACTTGTAGACGCCGGAAACGTGACGTGCCGTACGGGGTCCATTGTCCTTGGTAAGGATGCTGAACACCGGTCGATGCTTGGGAATCGTCGAGACCGCTTTGGCTTGCCAGACGGCCGGGGACTTGTCCCCGGACGAAGGCATCACGGCGCTGTAGACGATGTCGGTGGTGCCGTCAGCTTTCTTGACGGTGATGTTTGCCATTTGCGGCATGGTGATACTCCTCGAAGAGGTGTTGTCATTTCACAAAAAGTGCGATAAGGAGGCTTATAGCAGTTGCACCCCTAGTCACGGACAGGCCTTTGAACTCGGACGGTACTACAACCGGCCGGGGGATCCCCAACGTCCTGGTGAGTTTGAAACTCTCACCGATGAAACGGGTGGTTCTCCTCGGATTGTTAGCCACAAGGGCGTCACAATAGTTCTTTGAGGTGACTCTCTCGGTGGTGAAGGCATTACGCAGCTCGAGCCCTACGAAATCGCTGTAGGAGCTGAGATAGTTGCCAACCGGTATGAACCAGTCCACCAGGAAGCTAAACGGCACTAGCTCCCATAGTATCGTAGCCGGGTTTACGATCCCGAACTGCGATGCACGGTAGAGCATGGGGTTAGAAATCGAGACATCCGCTTGCATGCGGAAGCTGAACTCGTGTTCCCGTAGCTCGTTATACGTTCCCCCCCATGGATTGACCCTTTCGGGCGCTCCGGGGTCCCTCGCCCGTGCTGTGGCGAAGACTTTGTAGTCAGGGTACGGGGAGTCGATCAATTCCACAGCTGTATAGATGTCACTCAGCATAGGAGACCAACCAAACCAATACTCCAACCATAGTGCGCTCGCCTGTTTAGAGCGATTGCGCACCATACCACGATGCTTCTTCAGAGGGGTTTGAACCCTCATCAGTCGCAGGAACTCTTTGAACCGTCCAAGACGCAGCGCCAGCCACCCCTTACGGAGTGTTGTGACGCGTTGCAGGATCAGGTCGGCTGCTTCACGGCGTTCCGCCGCAAAGAGACCAAGCTCCGCTGTTTTGTGGATTTGATTTACGAACCTCTCGTAGCACATGTTCTGTGCTCTGTACCGGACCCAGGATGTATCATTGGGTTCGATATAGCTATAGCAGCCCAGCTGTTTCTCAACATCGCTGTTGTACTGAGCGCTAGTGCGTACCACTCGTAGCCCGTAGGGCAAGGGCTTGTCCTCGAAAGGATGCCCCTGCTTATACTTCTCCTGAACAACAAGGGACTTTGCGGTCCCATCAGGATAGTACCAGGTGTGGGTGGTTTTGAAAGGTCCTGTCACTGTTCCCATGTGGAGTTCTCCAACTAGGGACCGTTGTAACCACGGCAGGGTGTAGTCCCTGTGCATGCAGTTCGCATGCTGAACAGACTCGGGTGATTCCCGACAGTCTTGCAGACTCCGATTAAGGAGTTGTTGTCCACAAGACTGGCACC